GAAACCATTTAGTTACCATTGTAGTCCAATAATCAGAAACGGCACATTCGGTTTGAGCGAATCCTAATAGGATATTACCAACTAAGTTCTTTTCTTCAGATGAAAGATTTTCATTCCAATCCTTAATATCACCTTGCATTGGTATTTCGGTATGTAACCAAAAAGCTTGAGCTTGTTTTAACCAACCTTCGGTATAATAGTGTGGGTATTCAAATGGTTTGAATGGGATTCGTTCTGTAAATAGTTGTGCCATAATTTTGTTTTTATTGTTTTATTTAGTTGTTGTGGGTTACAATATATATGGATTAAAAATCAATATCTTTATTCATTTCATTATATTTTTGTAACAAATTCTTTCTTACTAACTCACCACCATTGTTCATATCCTTTTGGGTATTTTTACCATCAATGGAGTCATCATTGTATATATCAATCCTACCTGTACTCATATTAGCTTTTGATGGTAGAGTCATCCCATCGGGCCCAAATCTATTTTTTATTACGTGCCATCTACCTGTACCTGCTAATTTATCCTCAATCTTTCTACTTAGTGATACCACAAAATCTGCAGTCATCAATTTAGAGAATGAACCAGCTATCGAAGTACCAGTAATAACATCATTATCTGCCCCACTACGATTTATCTGAGATGCTGTAAATAATGGAACTTCGTATTCACCTGCAATACCTCTCAATCCCTCAACAATCTCTTCTAACTCTTCGTGTCTTTCTTTTCTACTATTACCCTTCATCAAATCAGCGTAATCACATATAATCAAATCAGGAGATTTACCTTGTAGTTTAAGTTTATCTAATGATGCTCTCATAGTATTCAATCCTGCAGATTTAGTAGGCCAATGTTTAACAACAATATTACCAGGTATATTCTCCACTTGCCTTCTTACTTCATCTATCTCAAATTTAAGTTTAGGTACGGGTATTCCAGTTAATACTGAATCATACCTCTGTCCAACGTAACCTTCATTAAGTTCTAACGTATAATGAGCTACATTTTTACCAGCTTTTGCAGCTGCCATCCCTACATTTACTAATGCCCAAGATTTACCAATACCCGGAGGTGCTGCGAATATGATTAATTCACCTTTACCAAAACCACCATCTACTAATTCATCAATAACAGGCCATCCACAAGGAATCACATTTCTAACGGTTGATTCGTATCGTGCAACTATATCTTCTTTATACTCATGTCCAATATCAGTATCCTGTCCCGCCTTCATAGCGTTATCAATCTTTGATTTAATTACATCGAATTTGCTATCACCACCTTCACTTAATAAGTCTACTGATTCTAATATTGCGTTTTTAAATGTTTGATTTTTACAGAATTCTAAAGATTGTTCCTTAACATAATCTAAGTCATCTGACTCTAAACCATTCCAAACTTGCTTTAGGTTGTCTATTATAGATTGTTTTAGAACATCTCTCTCAACCTTGTCTACTTCATTTTTAAAGACATCTAACGTAGGTAGTTGTTGAAAACTATCAAAATGTGATAGGGTTTTCGATACTATCCACTCATTAGCATCCGAGTCAAACATCTCAGGTTTAAGCATATCATACATTTGTTGTAAAAATATCCTATCTGATAATAGAGATGAGAGTATCTTTATTTGAAATGACGTACCAAATTTATTTCCGAATTTATCCATTAAGTATTTATTATTGTACTAATATACGAATTATTATCGTAACTACCAAATTATTTTATGGTTTGTTTTGAATATTTATCCAAATCACCCCAAGAGTTAACTAACCACGTTTCTACATTTTTGAATGCAGTATATAGTTTATCAACCATAAACTCTTTTTTGAATTCAAAAGAATTTAATCTGTTTATTGGTGAATCAATGATATCTCGTACATTTGATGTAATTGCTGCACCCATTATTGGCTCTGATAACTGCATTAAATCGTAATTTAATTTCAAAGTATCGGTATTTTCCAATATTTTGTTTTTCAGCTTCTCATCATCCATCAGAGATACTCTTTCTAATAAGGTATCTAGTGTTAATCCATCAGATTGAAGGAAATCTAATTTATTTATTAGTGTTTTAGGTCCGATTCCTTTTACGCCAGGAATATTATCGGATTTATCACCATCAAAGATTCTGTAATACACTAAGTTTTTTGAAGGAACTCCATACAACTCTTTTACATCATCTTTATGCATCATCTTCTTTTTAGTTGGTAGATATACTGAAATTCTATCATCAACTAATTGTAAGAAATCTTTATCAGAGGAAACTATCAAAACTTCTTTCTTAAAGATATGTCTGGCAGCGTATGCCATAATATCATCTGCTTCGATATAATCAATGTAACACAAATCAACAGGTAGTAACTCTAAATATTTAATTAATCCATTAAAGTTACGTTTCATAGATTCTGCCTGGTCTTCTAAATCTTCGTACCCAACTAACCTATTAACTTTAGTTAATCCAGTTCTACCTTCCTTATAACCTTTATACATTTTCTTCCTACGTGTCGAACCACCCTTTCCATCGAACACTACCAACACTCTTGTTGGTTTGTTGTTACGGATAAGAGCGCCGAGAGATAACAGACATCCTGTTATCCCCCCAACGTGCTCTCCATTATCATTCAAAGTTGGAACTGCTCCAAAACATCTGATAAACAAATTCAACCCATCTACAATCATAACTTTATCATTAACACCCTTTGTAGGTGTTTCTGATAGTTTATTAAACATTTCTTTGTAATTAGATTTCGTGTCCTTCATCGAGTTGTGTTGTATCTGTGTTTGCGTTTTCAGTTGCTTCTTTATATCCTAAGATATATGCATCACATATTTGTTTATACATTTGTTCCTTTACCTCTGGTCTTTCTTCTAAGATTTTAGTGAAGTTCTTAGCTTGGAATTTAATCTCTTCTCCAGTTGATTCATCAACCCAAGTATACCAAGCTCCACTTATCTGTATCAACTTATATGTTTTCATAGTGTTTAACCATGAACCATATCTATCAATACCTCTATCAAAGTAGATTTCAAAATCAACTGCTCTTAGTGGTGGTCCCATTCTATTCTTAATAACCTGTACTCTGGTCTTAATACCAACAGTTTGTTCAACACCACCTACTTTAGAGTTAAGTTTACCCATTTGTTTCATTCTCAATCTACAAGATGCGTGAAAACCTAATGCTTTCCCACCTGATGTAGTATAAGGGTCTCCAAATGATACTCCCATTCTAATTCTAAGTTGATTTGTAAATACAACCAATATTCTCTCTCTACCGATAAGATTTGTAATCTTTCTCATCGCCTTTGATATAATAATTGCTTTTTGAGTTGCATAACCCGCTTGGTCATAATCAGCTGCCATCTCTACTTTAGTAGTGGCCGCCGCAACGGAATCTACTACTATTGTAACCAATCTATCTTTTTGAGTTTTTCTGATTGATTCTATGATTGAATCCATCGCATCAAAGATATCTTCTACCGCTTCTAAAGGTACATAAAGTAACTTTTTGGTATCAACACCCAATGCTTCTAAGAACTCTTGATTAATTGCGTTCTCTGTATCGATATACACTGCCATTCCACCCTTCTTTTGGGTATTTGCTAATGTATGTGCCGCTAACAGAGATTTACCACTCGCTTCTAGTCCAGTAACCTCTACAATTCGTCCGACAGGAAATCCACCATTAGGTCGATTTGATATTGCTAAATCTAACATATCATCTCCTGTAGACACCCACTCAGTTAAATCGGTGGGTGTCTGTTCGGAGCCATCTAAGAAATAAGCAACTTTCGCTTGTCCTTTAAACTTCTTGTTTAGGTTATCTGCTAAAATCGATGATAATTCATCTCGATTTGTTTTAGCCATTATAACTTATTTTAGTTTTTAAATAAATCCTCAAATGCATCTTTTACATCTGTGGTTGTAGAATTACTAGCAGCTGCTGGTGCAGGTGCTGATTGAGTAGAGTTATTACTTGGTGTAGATTCTTCTTCTTTCGAATCATCTGCTACTGTACCATGCTCCATCCAAGTTTCCAATAAACCTTTCATATCATCATAAGTATATTTCTTAAACATACCTGGTAATTCAATTTGGTCTTTTACAGTTTCTAAAACATTTTTATCTTCTGTAATTGGAGTTTGGTTTGGTTTAACTCTGATATAAGTTTCAGGATAGTTCTTACCTAACTCTTTAGCGGTTTTAAACTCAACAGTGATATCTCTACCATTTGTTGGGTCTGTTAAATCACCATAATCTGGGTCTGCGAAGAAAGCAAGTAGTTCTTGATACACAGTTTTACCAAATCCCCAAAATTTGATTCCTTCAGATTCCTCACCTCTAACGATAACAGGAACATAAGTTCTCATTTTCGGAGTAAGTTGTTTTGAAAGATTCCAATCGTTTCTATCACCAGTCGATTTCAATTGGTCAGCGAACTCTACTAAAGGGTCTGCTTCACCATGTGTTTGAGGTGATAAAATATTCTTACCACCAAAGTTGTAGTGGAAAAATAATTCGATAAAAGGATTTGATGGATTGTGAACGTAAGGTACTATTCTTACTTGTTGTTTACCAGGTTTTGGTTTCCACAGATTATCAGTTTTTGTAGTTTTCGTTTGTAAACTGTCCAAACGGTTTCGGATTGCATTTAAGTCAATTGCCATAATTTTACTTTTTTTAGTTATTATTAATTATTACTTATGTAAATATACGAAATTTATTTGTAACTTCCTAATTATATTTACTTTTTATTTTTCAACGTTAATTTAAACCCACACGTTGACTTGGTCTTAATTTTTTATAGTG